CTGCCTCTTGTCGTCCAACATATTGTAAGTCTCATACTTTATTGTCAAATTTATGTTTTCGCCAATACTTATAACTGGCGTACTCTCCACGTCTATCAAACATTATACGCTCGAATGTACCAACACGCCGCAATGCTTCGTTTGCGTACAGGTCTCCACCGGCTATCTTAGCTTTCAACATCTCAATGTACTCTTCCCGGCTATACTCTTCTCCAGTAAAAACATTAATTTTTTCTTCCGGCATTGAGTGTATCACTTCATCCCGCTCCTTATCGTAAGTGGCAAACCAGCTCATGATGACAGAACCGTCTATTTTGCCGTAAAATCCACCGTATGATGAGTTTTCCCTTGACCGTTTAAAACAAAGGCAAACGTCCTCAATTCTGAAATAATAATACTTGTCAAGGATAGAGTTTACAATGGATGCTACTTGATAGTCATTCATATCCTCGCGGCTACGGCCGTAAAACAACAGAGTACCTTCTATGAACTTTACAAGAACCGCCTTTATGCAGGTTTCGTTATCTTTCCTCCATTGTGATAATTGTATGGGAGGTGCGTTTATCGCTTGGCTTATGGAAGTTATCTCATTACTGATGTTCTTGCAGATAGCAATCAGCTGCCTGGAAGATAGAACCGCTATTTCCTTGCTTGTTAGTGTGATTTCTGTTCCCATTGTCTTTTAGTGGAAATAACCCTTGGTAATTATTACTCATGCTTTGCTCTATTATTGCAATCATCATCTGCTTGTCACCTCCCGAAAGAGTTAATAGCTTCCGGTAACATGCCTCTGCTCCGGTCTGCTTGTATGGCTGCCCCCTCTCTTTTTTGTAGTTGAGCCAGTATATGAATATATCCTTGTATTCTTCCTCTACGAAATAGAGGTCAAGTACCTCTTTCTTCCTTATTGAGTTTCTCCCGTCTATCCATGCTTTCGCTATTTCATTTCGGATTTCGGAAGGATATTTCAACGCATACTCTTCTGATTGCTGCTTTATTGTTTTCATATTATTACTTTCTATATGGTATTAAGAAATTTGTTCACGAAGTAAACTTGTCCTTTGCCACTAACTTTTGTAGTCAATGTAGTATGTAAAACGCCATTACTTCCAGAGCGTACGCCTTTTTTGATTACAAACAACCCTTGTTCTATGTATTTCTGATTTGGCACGTTATATCTTTCTCCATGCTTGCCCAAATATCCGTTTTTACGCATCCATGCAAACAATCTCTTTTCGCCTATATCGTATCCATTCTGCGCAATTAATTTTGCAAGCTCTCCGATAAGGCATGAACTTTCCGCTCCACTAAATGCGTTTGTAAAGGTTACAGCAGGTTTGGTTTCTTCAATTATGTTTTTGTTCTGTTCTTTGAGGATTTGATTTTCGCAAGCCATTCTTTGCTTTTCCTCGCGTTCGCTCTTTAACTGCGTTGCAAGGCTGATAACAAGGTCGGGGTTGTTTATCATCTGCTCCAAAGTTGGCTGCGTGGCGGTCATACCGTATTTAAGAAGCTCATCTACTCTCATATCCACCCATACCGCTAAATCGGAATTTAGTTTTTGTGCAACACGAATAGCGACAAGACGGTGTGCCCAAGTGCCTGGATTATCTCCACCTCTCTTAACTATCAGTAAATCAGCCAAACTAAAATTTTTTAGTTTGGAAAGTGATGTGCAATAATCGCTGATTTCCTGCGAGTTAACAATTGTGGATAAATTCTTATCGGGATAGGCTTTCGCCATAGCCGTAAGGTTTACCATAACATCACTCCCTTTCTCAAAAGGAATTATATTTCCGTTGTAATCGAATTTAATAATTGAAGTATTCATAATATTTAATTTTTTAGATTTTGCTCAATAGAAAAGTTTCTCTCCCTTTTTTCGGAAAGTGAGGTAGCCCGATAAAAGACTACCCAACACGATAAGTATTTCAATCATGGTTGTTACTTCTTGACTATCCCCGTTCTTCTGTATTCCGCCCACTTATCGTACTGCTTCGTCTTTACGAGGAAAGAGAAGCACGAGCATTTTAATTCAATCTCCCTGCGTTCGCTCCATCTTGTCCATTCGAGAAGTTTTTTCGTAAACTCCAGTTCCTTTTCGAGCTTTGCGATTTTCCGCTTGTCGGCTGCACTTGACTTGGCAACCTTTGGCGCAATTTCGTTCACCTTGTGAAATACTTCACGGTACACGTCAAATACGGGGCGAACTTTGCGGGCAATGAAGTATTCTAAGCAGGAGACGGAGAGGTGGTATTCTATTGTTGGTCTGCCGCCTTTTGGGTTTTCCGCTTTTTGGCGCAAAACTTGATAATCAACGTCTTGGATGAAGTTTTTAGTTAATTCTTTAGTCGCATTATCTTTTCTTGAATAGGCAAGCATCCAGCAACTATCAAGGTTAACAGGGTAGGGAACATTCAGTTTTGAAAGTTCTAAAATAGCTTTAAAATAGCGTTTGATTTCTTCGGTTGAAGAAGATAAGGATAGAGTTGTTGCTTTCTCGTTAGCAACTAACGTAGATTGTGGGGTACATATTATTCTCCCATTCTCCAATTCTAAGTTTCTTGGCATTGTGATTAGAATTTGAGTTATGTATAAAAAGAAAGCTGTCCGCTTCCCTGTTTTCCGCCAAGAAACACTACTATCAGCAAAGATACATAGTTCACAAGGGAATACGAACAGCCTATATTTATAGATATAATCTGTCGAATGGATATAAAAAATCCATATATCTAAGCTAATAAAGATGTTTTCTTGGCGGGAAAACACCGCAAAGATACACACTCAAACCAAAATGCCAAAAGAAAACTATATTTTTTTTAATCCAAAGTCTTAATCACAATCTCGACACGAGGATTGTCCTTATCAACGAATTTGCGTGCATGGATAAGGCAGCAGTTGTTATCGTTCTTTATACACTTTATACGCTGTAACACGTCAAGTTGCAGTTTCAATACATTATCCAAATCACTACGTTTGCTCGGATAATACACGTCAATGTGGAACTCAAACGGCTCGTTTATATTCAAATCCCTCAACTTTCCAGCCTGCCAAATAAAAGATTCCTCATATTTTTTTAATGCAGGAGTCTTAGCCAAACATCTGTGTCCGTTAATGGTTACTATCTTGTAGCAATTAGCCTTTGATGGGGCGTTACCTTTTATGGCAGCTTTATATTCCATATCATATATGCTTTATTTTAAGTTCAACATTCACCGGCTTGTCCTTCATCGTGGAGAAAGCATCGAGTATCCTCTCCTTAGTCAACTGGATAGGTCGGGTCATTATTTCACTCTCTATGTTTTCCAATGGTATCTTCTTTCCGTCATAAGTAATAAGAACCGCAGAAGTTATTACGTAAGGACTCATGTCTTGTATTGTTTCTTTATCTGCCTTGCAATCTTCTTGTTCAGCTTACTTAGACGCTCTGCCTGCTTGCTGTCACCTCCAATATTATGAATGTCTGACTTTCGGTCTGCGATAAGCTTCTGAATGATTGCACCTTCGGATTTGGTTATTGTAAGTTTCATTCAAGTTTTTATTTGAATCCCCATTCTTCCATGTAGTCAATGTTTTCAGGAAATCCTTCTACCGATTTGGGACTAAGGAATATTTTCTCACTTTCTAATTTCGAGCCTCCCCATTCAGTAGGTGGGCAGTTTTCGTATTCTTCTTTAGAAACTTCACTTACATTAAAATGGGGTTGGAAGCCATATCCCATTACGCTTTCCCCTAAGTAAGTACCAAACTTCTTTAAAGCCCATTGAAATGCAATATCTTTATATAGGTAATGTTTAGAAAACACAGCCACATATATTTTATGAGAGAAATTTCCTGTTTCTGTTAAGTCAGGATTACATCTGATACAGAAATACTTAATACGTGAAAGTATTTCTTTAACAAACTTCTCGTGCTTTTCGCAATCTTCTTTTGTCAAGAACTCTTTTCCATCATTTGCGATGTAAATAGTCTTAGTTATTTCTTTCATTTCCATATTGTTTTTTATTAAAGCCCCGAAGCGTATTCTCCGGGGCACAACCATTATTTACTAACCCTTGCCATTTATGTGTGGCTCACATTTATGAGGTGGTAGCAGGACTTGCACCTGCATGATAGGAGTTTTTCTTGGACTTTCACCAAGTAGTTTATTCATTGACATTGCGGTCTATTCGGCATTACCCGTTATTAACTCAGTGGTTTGAATTTCTTTTTACGGCTAACCGTAACACATTGACTTACCAACCTATCTATAAGAGCTTCACTTTAGCGTCTCTCGTTGTTCCGCCATACCACCATTTTCGCCCGCCCCATCTTCACAGACCGGGCAGGCAGGTTAACAAATAGTTCCCGGATAGGCGGTCAAGCCACACCTGGATAGTTAACTGTTAGCTGAAATTAAATCACTTAACCCGAACCTTTCACGGGACTTCTGCGTGAGCAGAGGGCTTTCGGTTAATTATATCAAGTCTAAAATCTTTGTCTTTGCAATAGCGTCCAGCTTCATGTCTTGAAGCCCCTGTTTCATGTATTCCGCCGCCTTTCTGTTGGCATCGTCCATGTCTTTTGCGGCTATTAGAACATAATACTTGCTCTCTTTTTCTTTCCCGTTTTCGTCTACGAAAATCTCAACAAGAGTAACCTTATAAAAGAACTCATCTTCCTGCTTCTCATTGACAATCTCACGTATCTTACTCCGGCTGATTGCGAAAACATCACACTCACCGTTGTATAGCTCATTGCCTTTCAATTCCACATGACCGAAAAGCTCATCATCGGTTATGTAATGTTCGGTGACTTCCTTTTCATCGCCTTTCTCGTTAACCTTGTTTACTTTTAGCTTAAATTCGTACAGCATGATATTATATGTTTATAGGTTACACATTAGAACGGGAGGTCGTCTTCCCCGTCAGTCTGTAGGGATGGTGCATCCACCGTAGCCGCAGCATTCCCGGAACCCTCAAATTCATAAGGCTTGAAGTCTCCCAGGTAAACTTTTGACTTGGCTTCTGCTTCTGCCTTGTTCGCATCCTTATACTGCTTTGATAAGTATTGTTTGCAGTAATGGGTATTGCCGTATTGGCTCGGCTCTCTACGCTCATTAATATTAACGTTAAGATAGACGGCTTTTGCTTTCAGGTTCTCGTCTATACTTACACAAAGGTCGTTTTCTTCTATCGGAATGACAACGCATTTCTTATTCTTGATTGTTGCTATGCCCGCTTTTTCGAGCTTTAGCAAATTTACGCTTCCGGTTAAATTCATTTTTTATTCAGTATTTGATTAATGATTTTGTTTGCTTCGGTTATCCGTCTCTCAAATTCAGCGATTACGGCATCGTCCCTTGTTATCTCTACAATGTGAATGTTATGTTTCAGGAAAGGGCAGAAAACGACAAAATCAGCTTTGCTCAATCCTGTACAGGACATCTCCGCTTGTACTTGGTAGAAGTATAGAGGATTTACTGATTTAAGCGTATCGTTATCCTTAACCTCATTCATATACTCCATGAACTTTTTAGGAGTTGGACATTTTATTTCCACCACCTTTCTTAAGCCGTCTTTAATCGCTATGCGGTCGGGAGAAGCGGAGAAGTAAGGTATTGTAGGGTGCTGTATACTTTCGCACTCTTCAAGTTCGAATCTTGTGACAAGCTGGTAACGTTCGGCGGCAAAATCTTCATTTTCGTGTCCGAACTCTATAAACTTGTTGTTGATGCTTACCTGGTTTTGGTATATCTCAAACAGATAATCATCTTCAATATACTTAGGGAGTAGGTTTCTTTCTGCTGCGACTTCATATATATATGAAAAGGCTGTCTTCCCAAACAGCTCCCCTTTCTTTCCGCTTGTCATTAAGTCCCCGATGCGACTTCCCGTAAAGTTCCCCAGGCGTTGGCGAAGCCATCCAAAACTACCCTGTTCAATCATTTTGTCTCAGTATTAAATAATTCGCCTGTATTTTCATCGACAACTTCCGCTTCCTGCAAAGCCTCTTTCATTGCATTGCGTCTGGCTTCCTCATTGTCGGGATTATCATTGTACGACACTTCGGCTTCGTCTATGTCGGTTTCTGCCAGGTTATCCTTTATAATAGCCTGGTCGAATGTTTGGGCACGTTGCATTTCAATACTTAAGATACCAAACTTAGAAAGTAGCATTTTTAAAACTGTCTTCTTTGCCATAGAGTCAAAGTCGGTAGACCATATGCCTGTGCCGCGTTTATACGTTTGTGAAAACTTCCTTCCGTGTTTTTCGCAATCTTCCTTGCTCATATAGAGAAACTTCTCAAAACCGTTGATGAGACTGAAATAAGCCATATAGCCTACTATCTTATCAGAAGAGCGTTCTCCAAATTCATATTCTCCGGTAAATCGGTTCGACTTCTTTATCTCCCCCTCATATATCTCATTTACGTTTATTGTCTTATATTGACCGCTACGCATAGCAAGTTGAACAAAACCTCTCCAACCCATTTGAAATTGCGCTTGATTGCCGTAAGGGACAACGTAAGCAAATCCGAGATTGGGATTGATAGGTAAATCTAAAGTAGCTGCTACCACAGCGGCATTCATGATAGACTGTGGTTCTGCCTTTTGAAGCAATGTATTGCTATTGGCAACCGCTACTATCGAACTGATAAATCCCGGCGCTTTCTTTCCGAGAATTTCTTTGAAACGTGCTTTCACATTGTCATTCGCAAGCATTGATTTAAGCTGCGGGATTGTCGTTATTGTACTCATTATAAATGTTTTTTTAGTTTAACAATATCTTGATAGCCCTTGACTAACGCAAAGAAACATCCTTTCGTCTTCGAGTTCGTCAGGTGTATAATCATATTGATTACATTCGAGTTCTGCGCGCAACTCCTCAATGTCTTCCCCTATAAGCTGAATGATTTCTTCTTTTGAAGAATAGCCGTATTTGGGAAGATAGTCCAAATCGCAAGCCTTGACTTCGTTCAGCTCCTTGTACAGTTCTTCAAGTTCATTTTCCATTGTATTGTGTTTTTAAACCGCCCGTACAAGGTTAAAGGGAAGCGGTGCGCACTTCGCTTCTCTCACGGCTTTTAGAAGGTCGGCTTTCGTATTGCTTCTTAGCCCCATTGCGTAGCCGGATTGGCATGCGCCAGCATTTTTAGCGCGGGTCAAGAGTTCTTCTTTTAATTCTTCAAATGTTTTCATATGATTGTTATCTTATCCTATCTGGATGTCTTTCCAAATGTCAATAAATTGTTTTGCCGAATATTCCGCAAGTTCGCGTGTTTTATAACAAAGGCGAGACCCGCTACCCGCACGCGCAAACGCATAACCGAAATCCGAACCGCGGAAAGCGATAGAGGAAGGAGACATAATGAAATAGGGATAATACTTGTTCTCACCCGAGTTATCCCAGTCTGCTTTCCAGCCTTCATTCAGAGCTTCCGTAATAACTTCCATTTTATATAACGCAATGAAATGCCTGCGCATGTCTTTAGGTAAATCTGAAAAATCAGGGACACCTTTTCTTCCTGTTTCTTCCATTGCGTCTTCAAACGTTTTGATTCTATCCATTACGTTTTGATTGGCAAATATTTCTTTGCCGTATAGATTTTCAAGCATCTGCTTTCCTTTATTGTCCGCTTCTCTCCAAGCCTTTAAAGCGTTCTTTTTATCTACATTTAAAGTCATAATTGTAAGTTTATAGGGTTATAGAATAAATTGTTTCCACAAATCAATGAATTGCTTCCCGCAATAATTGGAAAGCTTTTCGCTTTTCAAACAAAGGTGAGACCCGCTACCCGCACACGCCGACGCAGTAACGTAAAGCGAACCGTCGAAAGCGAAAGAGGAAGGAGACCCATTAGGCTTGAACCACGGATACCAGCGTTTCACGTTAGCATTGCATACATTAAGTTTCTGACCTCCATTTAGAGCTTCCGTAACGATAGCCAGCTTTTGATAAGCAATATCGTGTTCCGTCAAGCCTAACTCCAATAGCTTTTTCTCATCGAGTGGTTTCCTTCCCAACTCGTGACAAGCATCAAGGTAGGTTTTCACTCTTTCTGTAACGTCTTGTGAAAAGAAATCCTCTCCAAAGGATTCTTCCAATACTGTTTTTAGTTCTTTTGAACCGCTCCGATATAGTTCACGGGCTTTTTGTTCACTTAATTGTAATGTTTTCATATAATTGTTATTAATGGGTTTCAAATAAAAACCGGACTATCTTCACAGACCGCCCGGCTACGACTAAACAAATACTTCATCTGTA